GTTTGCCGACTTGATCAGGAAGAAGAACTCGATAACAGGTGAGCTATCGGCTCCCTGCGTATCGAAATACGCAAAGACGAGCTTGCGCCCATCGGTGACGGGGACCAGCATTGACGCGCCGTAATGGTCTGTCACCGTCTTTGCCAGAATGCCGTTTGGCTGACCATCGAACACCACTAGGGCATTCAGATCGTAGTTCGTGGCGGCGATGATCGAGCTGGCATCTACGTCATCTTCGCCTTCCCAATCTTCGTAGTCGCACCAACCGACATCCATGTCCTGGTCCGCATGACCAGCGGTTGTCGCGTTGATGTGAAAGTCAAGCACCGTTTCGCCGTCCTCTACCACGAACAGCGGCACCCAATAAACATCGTTTAGCTCATGGGCACCCAGCGCCTCCGCATTGTTGGACGGAGAAGCCGCGTGGTTGGTTGACGGGATGGTGAGCTTGACGTGGACCCACTGCGCCGCTTCCTCCGAAGATTGGCGGGTGTGGATCGCGTTGCGGGCGGTCGCATAGACCTGCTGATAGTTAGCCATGATCTTGACCTCCCTTAGCTTACCGCTGCGCCACCGGTGGTGTAACAGGTGACGGTGGAATAGCTCTTGCTGTTGTAGATCGAGCGATTCATTCCACGGATCATCCCCGTGTCCACGACCGGCTTGTCGCCACGGTCATCAGTTTCTTCATGCCACTCGAACTCCTGCTCGTCGCCCGTGGCATCACCCTTCAGGAACAGTAGCGCCTGCGCGCCCATCAGCAGATTATGCGCGACGGCGGCGCTACTTGCACCTTCGTTCTTGCGCACAACTTTCGGATGGGAATACAGAATCAGTGGTCCGTAGGTGCCCAGGGCCTCGCCGAAGATCTTGTCCTGGCCTTTTTCCGTGCTCTGGAGAATCGCCTTCCAGGTGGCGCTGGTACGGAGTTGATACTCGCCCACCGAGTGCATCAGCAGCACCCAACGCTCGCCCTTGTCCGTAATGATCGGGGGTGGTGCATCCTTCATGATGCGCATTTGGAAGATGATGTACTCCAGGAAGTCCACCGATACATAATCGTCGCTGGAATTGGCGATAGTGTTTACGCCGGTGTTGTTGTCCGGATCGACGTACAACTTGTTCGCCGCGTTCTGTGCGGTGATCGTGTTGTTCCCTACCCAGGCGTTTCCCGCAGCAGGCACATCGTCAGTTGACAGCAACCAATCGCCGGTTTCATCACCCCGGTCGCCTGTGAGGTAAACGATCTTTTCCTCATCCAAGCGCCGGGCCCACCAGTTGGCGAGTTTCCCCATTGCAATGTCGCGCAAATCCCAGATCGTGCGCTTGCGGTCGATCTTCGACCCCAAGTTCACGCCATGCCGGAGCTGGTCGATCCAGACGTTCTGGCTGTATGCGACCAGTGCCTCCTCATTGCCCTTCAGGTTGTCGCTGCCCTTCGTGCCGGCACCGGTAAGCTGGGTAAACAGGTCACAACTGACCTGATCCCCCGACTGTCGTTCGAGTTCGTCGATCTCGTGTACGACGTTGTTGCCGTTTTTGTCGAAGAAGTTGCGACCGAAAAAGGATTGTTTGAAGGTTTCCTCGGCAAGGGCGACGGAATAGCGCTTCACGGCCTTGGCATCGCCAAGCCCAATGATAGTGCGGGCCATGTTGTAGCCCTCCTCTTAGCGCAAAGAAGGGCCGCTTCCGTCTACGTTCGTCCGGTGTGTCGGTATTTCTTCTGCTGTTCTGGGGACAGGTTTTCGTACGCCCTTCTGGCGGCTACTCCCGTGGAACGAGCGAGGGTCGGAGAAGCACCGGGCTCCCCGGGCTCACCGTCTACACCGGCAAGCGAGCGGAAGTGGCGTCCTTCCTTCACGTTGCCTTCAATTCGTTCGCCGGGGTCGGGTCTGTTTGGCGGCTCGTCGCCGTTACTTGAGTCTCCGCCCCGTTCCCGGGAGATCGTTTCATCCACGTATTCCAACGCTTCGTCCACCGTTTTCCCCTCGTCGACTGCTTGATCGAACAGTGCTTCCGCCGCGCCACGCCACATCGGTTCCTTCATGTAGTCATGGCTTTCGGTAAACCGGTGCAGTTTCTGCGCGTCGGTTGCCCGTCGATCATCCTCGATGACCTTGGTTGCTTCGACCTTGGCCTTTTGGACGGCTCGGTGTTCGACGTACTTGAAGACCCGGGCCTGTTCCTTGGCCCCGGTTTGCCCGTATTCAACGAGATCTTCCTCGGACATCTTGTCCAGGTCTTCATAGGGGTTCGGTTCCGGATCCGGCTGCGGGGTGTCCTTTGATTCCAGTTGCTCGCGCAGTGCCTTGTTGGATTCCCGCAGGTCGTCGACTACGCGCATGGGGATAAAGTGCTCCCCATCCTTGGCCAACACGCCTTTCGGTTCCTTCTCCGGTTCTGGCGGTTCCTCGACAGGCGGCTCTTCCCTGGCGTCCGTTTCTTTCGGGGGCTTCTCCTGTGGGGGAGTCTCCTCCGGGGAGCCATCCTGAGCTGCCGCTAGGGCGTCCAGTTCTTCTTGCGTTGGGTCTGCCATGATCTGATCTCCTTTTGCCACCTGCCCGTGTCGCTGGGCTGCGAAAAAGGCGACGTGCCGTTGCGCTTGCCCGTGTCGCTGGGCTGCGTAATAAGCGCGTTCGCGGCGCTATCCCTGCGCCCTGGGAAAGTCCTCTTCCGGGATCGAACCGGCTGACCCGCTCCTCCTGCGGGAAGGGGACGACTACGATCCGCCGACGGGACGTGCCACTGCTGGTTGATTCTGCACAGGAGCCGTGGCCACAGGACCGGGGCTGCCGCCCTGCGGGTTGGGGTTCTGTGCGACTATCGCACCGTACTTCTGTTGCACGGCCTTGATCCGGCGCATGACCTCGGCCTTGCGCGGGGGATCGCTCATTTCAACCACCAGATCCAGCAGTTCAAGTATCAACGGCTCGGGCATCCGGCTAACCATCGTCATGAGCTGCTCAGCGAACGCCTGCCTAACGCTCGCTCGGTATGCCTGCTCGTCGACCACTACGTCCACTCGGGCGGTCGGTATCGGATTAATCGGGTTGCCCCGATTATCCTCGTCGTTGAATACCAGTGTTTCTCCCGCGCCCTGCTCGTCAGTGATCGTCACCGCCTTCGGACCGTCGAATGTCTGCTGGATCAGAGCCATGCGCATTTCAGCAGCCAGTTTCAACGAGCGCCGATAGTTCTTGAACATCGCGCCCATAATAGTTGAGCCCTGCGCCTGCCGCAGCTCAATAGCGTAGCCGCTGCTGGCGTTGGTCGGTCTGCCCATCAGTTCCTCGACCGCACCCGTGTTCTCCCCTAGCAGGACGTTCGCCATCTCCATGACCTGCTGGTGGAGGTGCGCCTTGTCGGTGAACTCGTGGCGCTGGACCTTGTTCAGTCCCCCGGGGTTGAGCTTGCACACGGCGTCCGGCGCGGACAGATCGTCCGCCAGTTGATTGATGTCCTCGGCGGCACCGGCTTCAATCCACGTCTGGACCGAACCGAGGATCCACATCATCTTCGAGAAATTCTTGTTCACCACATCCTGCGGGGCGATCATGTTGCGGATAACCCCATACGGTTCGCCCGTGCGGGTCTTCCGCTTGCCCCAAAAAAGGGTGAATGGAAAGCGGTTGTGCTTGAACGGGCTGGCCGTGTCTTCCAGCAGGTTCGGCCCAGCGAAGAAGGCTCGTCTGACTTTCTTGATCGGTGCGCTCACGATCTCGACTGGACCGTCGTACATCATGCGCACTTGGTCTTCCGTCGGATTGTCCGGGTCGATCTCCTGTACGGCGCCCGTCAACTTGTCCTTCAGCAGCACCGCCTGTTCGTACGTCCGGTACCAGCACTCGACGATCAGTACCCGATTCGTTGCTTTGTCGCGCCATTCGTCGGCTCGCCAGCCAACGTGCTCGCCCGTGTTGTCCCATGTGCCGTCGTTCAGGCTCGGGCGATCTGCTTCCCATGATTTCTCGGGACGACTGCGCTCACCATGCGGCATGGACAGGCCTGCCGCGTGGTACAGCTCGTCACGATACTCGGGGAATAACACGACCGCCGAGTCGACATCCATCCATTTCTGGCGGAAGATGTATCTAGCGTCTGAGGAATAATCGTAGCGCTTGCTTTTCTTGTCCAACCGGCAGTCCCGAAAGTCAACCCATTGCTCTAGGATCTCCTCGCGGGTTGGATCGGGGCTCAATGTCTGTTCGAGGATCCCCAGTCCACCAGCAAGCTGCGAGAACCAGCAGTCACTGATCTCGTCGTCCGTGCTGTTCTGATCCTTCACGTACTTGTCGGCGGCATTCAGCAGGCGTGCCGTCTGTTCGTCGAATGCCCCTCGTGGACGGAACACCATGTCGAATTTCGTTCGGCTTTCTGTTCCGACGAACATATCAATCGTCGGCTGGACGCGGTTGAATTCAATGGGGGGCTGATCACGGGATTCGAGTTCGAGGATTTCTTCTTCGGTAAGCTGGTCGCCATCGTAGTAGTCGTAGTCGCGCATCATCCGTTCATACCAGTGCTGGTAGAACTCGTCGGCTTCCAACCACCATGCGCGAAGCTGGCGAATCAGGCGAGACTTACGCCCCTGACCATCAACACCAGATTGTATCCCGAGCGCCGACTCGCTTGTCGTGTACGTGCGGGTTCGGGCATCCTGTCTATCAGTTCTTGGCACTATGGGGGAATGTTATACGAAAGATTTGCCGGTTTGTCAAGTATTGTTTTCCTATCGCACCTTCCAGCTCTTGCTTTTGCGCTTCTTCATCAAGTTGTTCGTCATGTGGTCACGATAGCTGACAAATGAATGGCGATGGCGGTATCCATACCGCGCGGAGTCCATCGTATCGTCGTAATCCTTGAGCACTTTCCCCGCGTCATTCCGTTGATAGACACGGATTTCCTCCCACCATTGCTGGCAGGTGGTGAAGACCTTGATCTTGCCCGACATCAAACCTTCTAGGACATCCATGATCCCCGCCTCAACCTGATTATCCGCAGGCTGGCAATAAATTCCTAGTTGGGCGTACTGATCGTGCAGTGTACTCCCCCCGCCTTCCTGCCGTTCGGCCTCACCCGACGGATCGGCGAAGATCGGGATGTAGCGGGTACCCCTGAGTAGGCTGGCAATGATTGGGATCGCTGTCTTATTGGCTCTCCACGTCTGGTACAGGTAGCAGATACCGGTGTTCGGATCCATCGCCCACCAGGAGATAGCTGCGGGATGCACCCAGCCGTGGTCTAGGCCGATGCCGCGTTTGTAATGATCTGGGATTTCAAACGGTTCCACCGCATAATGGGATTCGGCCACTGGGTAGACCATACCGCTGCCCAATACCGGTCGTCCGTGCTCGCGGGCTTCCCGTTCATGTTCTGGGGTTTCCCTGCGCAGTTCGGACATTTCATCCGGCGGTAGATACGGGTTGTCTTCCCAACTGGCGACCACATAGCCGTTTTTCTCGCTCTCTTCATCCCCGGGATTGAGGAACAGCCGGCACACCTTGGTCATGCCGTCCAGCGGTGTAAAAGTCATGAGCATGATTCCGCCGGGGCTGATCGTCCCGTCGGCTTTGCGCGTTCCGACTGTGCGCATCGTGCACTCACGGTAGATGTCGTACGGCGGCTCCTCGTCCAGCCAGATCACGTCCACCTTGTCGGTCTCGAAGGACTTGCGCTCCTGTTAGTAGCTTTTGAAGACAATCGTGGTTTCCTTGTCCGTGTCGCGCCAGCGGATATATGCCCGGGCGATGCCGTCCGGCACGTTCTGCATCCGGATGATTCGCTTGATCGCATGGGCGGGGATGAAGCCCTCGCCATATCTGCCGGGTGGACCCATCAGGCGCTGCTGCACGCCCTCGATCAGTTTCTCCTTCGACTTGGCGGCGACCCAGATCAGCGTCGGTTTCTCGAACCGATAGCCGGGCCATTCCGCAGGATATTCGCCCGTTGCATGGAACGAGATCTCAACGCCGCCGACGACGGTTTTCCCAACACGGTTCCCACCGAAGAACGCCCGGCGCTTCTTCAGTTTGCCTAGTGCGAAGAATTCTATCTGTTTTTCGTGGGGTTTGAACCGCTGAATGTAGTTCTGGCGTAACGCCTTCTCTTTGGCCTTCAGCAGAAGAAGCAACCGAGCGCGGGGGTCATCACCCGCCTCGCGCTGGATCAGGCGCTGGGCTTCACGTACCGTCGATTGCTGGTCCAGCTCTGGCGACTGGGCATAGACGATATTCCGTGGCAGTGATCTGGCCATCGGCTGAATATCTGCCTGTATGGGGAGAATGTCAAGTAAAAGCCACGTCTCCAACTACGTAGTTCATCGTTGCCTACTAGCGACTCGCTGCATACAATGAGCGTCGGTTTACCCCGGCCCCACTTGTCCCCGCAGGGCCGGGTGAGTACTATTGATCTCGCATGGACGCTGTGTTAGTCCGGCATTCGGCTCTCCTTTCGCGTTGCAGGTTGAGGTTTATCGCTTCAGCCCATTCCATCGCGCCCGTTACCCGGCGCGGCTGATGATTTGCGGCCCTGCGGGTAGGAAACGCCGGCGAACCCTCGCAGCGGTGGCCGGCGCGTTGCAGTATCTGCCGGCGCACAGCCCACCAATCAGCCGGGTACCTGTCCCTGTTATCCGGTTTGATCGGTGTCACCCCACTCGGCGCTCCCGTGGTTCAGGATGCTGATGAACAGCAGGATCAGTAGCGCAATGAAGCACTTGTACAGCATATGTTGTCCTCCGTACTGCGCGGCTCAGGTGCCGCATGCTTTCCGCCGCTAGTGTTACCGACCGCCCCTGGTGTACGGCAATGAATTTCGCGCGACACGAGGGGCACCATCGCAGGCCGTTGTAGCTCTCGGACACCGGGTTCCGACAGCAGCCGCATCGCGGACGCCATGCCATATCGTCACGGCCTCATCCTGATAGTACGGCTTCACTTCATATCCTCCTTACAACTCTCCGCTGCACCGGACGCTACGCGCCGGTGAGCTAGTTGTTATGCAGATTGGGGCACTTGGTCTCCCCAAGCATCCCAACCGTCAGTTTTTCGCCTTGCGAATAATTCTATACGGGGCAAATTGCCAAAAATTTTCTCTATTCTCGCCCTTGCCTCGTCTGGCTTCCTACTATGTTCGGTTCTTTCGGCATCTATTATTTGGTAAACGTTATTTGCTATTTTATGTTTTGCCATATTGCCCTTTGTCGCTATCAAACAAATTTCAGCGTTCTTCATTGTCCACGCTCCAACATTTGCACAAAGTTTTCCCCTACTGCTCCTTTTTACCCAAATAAAAGCAATAGACCTATATTTGAATCCCCATAATTTAATTACGGCAAGGGCTTCCTCTAAATGAGAATCAGTAGTCCACATAAACAAAGCCGCATTGGGTTCGGCAATTTGCCTAACATTTAGCTCCCCAATCTCTTTGGTTGTTAGCGTATTATATTTTTCGGAAACATTTTGTGGCTTTCTGGTTTGTTTTCTTTTAGGGTATGTTTCCTGATACATTCCACGGCTATTATATTTCCACGGCGGATCAGCGTAAATAATATTATACTTCTTGCCGTGCCCCAACTGCATAACAAGCGTATCAAGCGGACTTATTACTTCTTTACCGCTTTTTACGTCTGTTATTTTTTTATCATTACTCAAAATTATTTTCCTATTTTATTAAGCCGCTTATACGCAACTCCGTTCTGCATACTAAAACAGATTCCGTTGTCGAAGCCTGTTCGCGATGCTCTCACAATACGATTCCTCTATCTCTATTCCGATTGCACGCCGTCCGGCATCCATCGCAGCGCGTAACGTAGTGCCACTTCCCGCGAATGGGTCCAACACGGTCCCACCCTCCGGCGTCGTTGGTAATATCAAGTCCGCCAGCAGCCCCAACGGTTTTTCTACTGGATGTACGCGGTCACTCGATGGCGTGGCCGTGTGCTTCAACACGTCGGCACGCAGTTTCCCGTCCTCGCAGAACTCCGACGTATTCCATCGGGCCGCAATTATCAATTCGTGCTGGTTGCGCCAAACGCGGCCCAACCCGACATGCCCCTTGTCCCACACCAACGCCTTGCAGAAATCGAACCGCCCGTACATTTCCGGGTAAAACACGGGGTAGCTTTCGTGATTGCAAAACGTGATGCAATGTCCCGTTGGCTTAATGGCTGGCGTTGTTGCGTCCATGAACGCGGACCAGAATGTCTGCAATATGCTCGTGTCGCCCCACTTCCTTTGCCAGTTGACGCGACTTTGGTAGTGTGCGGCTGGCATGAAAAACGGCGGATCGGTCAGAACGCAATCAACGGAGTGTTTCCGAATGGTCGGCATGATGTCGCGCCAATCCCCGTGATAGATGGCGATGCCGTCTTGCTCGAAAAATGCAGAACAAACGGATGAACACGGAGCGGCTAACGCCGTTTCCGTTCCACCGTTCGCTGTGTTGGTTGCGTCTGTCGTCATGCGTCATCAACTCCGTTGGTCCGCCGCCCGGTTATCCTTGACCGTTGTGCGTATCGAACTCCAGCGGCAAGCGCCCCTGCCGCAGTTCCTTCTCCAGCCGTTCCCGCGCTATCTCGAAGTAGCGGGCGTCCTTCTCAATCCCGATGAACTTGCGCCCCGTGCGGATGCAGGCGATCCCAGTAGTGCCGGAGCCCATGAACGGGTCGCATACCGTCCCCTTCGTCTTGTTCACAAGGCGCTGAATCAGCCGTATTGGTTTCTGGCACGGGTGGTTCAGGAACGTGTCGCCGTTCAACGTGGCGTTCATTTCCGAGTCAATCACGGCATGACGGAACACCAGTCCGGTCGTGCCGCCGCGCAGTTCATAGACCTCCTCGTATTGTTCGGCGTTTTTGCCGATGTTCCTGTTTGCCTTGCTCCACACATGCCGAGCAGTCCACTCCAATGGGAACAGCCCACCAGACCAACACCAGAAGCCATGCTTGGCAGTCAGGTCGCCCAGCGCGGCAAGGTCGGAATATTCCCATGCGTAGTCGTCATATCCCTTGTACGGCGGATCAGTGACAACGACATCGCACTCAATCGGCAGCACGTCCCGGCAGTCACAGTGGATGATCGTCACAGAGTCGGAAAGACGCACAACAATCGGCTTCACCTTACATGTCCTCCGCTTCGCTCCGGCCATGAAGGTGAGCCGGAGCGTTCAGAGGACGGCTTACAGCCGCCTCTGAACTCATCGTTGGCAGTACCAAAGTCGAACCGTCCCTGCGCGTGCCATCGCTCAAGGCGTTTGCAGGCCACCTCGACCCACCGTTCGTCAATCTCTATGCCTATCGCCTTGCGCCCGGTCTCAATCGCGGCAATCAGCGTCGTTCCGCTCCCGGCGTAGGGGTCAATCACGGTCGAGCCCTTCACCCGTTCCATGAGCCTCTGCACCAGCGCAAGCGGCTTCTGTGTCGGATGTGGTGTCAGCTCTCCCTTACACGCGGCAAAGTTTGGCATGATCGCCGCCACGCGGAACACCTCGCATTTTGCCCCGCATCCGTAGGACAGAATACGCTCGTACTGGTGGCCAGCCACATTGCCCGTTACGCTTCGCGGATGGATCGGAACAGACTTGTGCCAGACGTGGACGGCATCCGGCTCTCCACACGGAAAGTCTGCAATGCATGGCCAGAACAACAAGGCCGGAGTGGAAGGGATCAATCGGCGCAACATGGGCCACACGGAATCAGCCGGAAAGAGGTCTCCTCGTCCAGGGTACGGCGGATCGGACACCACGGCATCGGCCTTGCCGTTCCACTCCCTGCAGTCGCCGTGCCACAGCGTCACGTTCTCGTTTTCGTATGCAATCTTCATGCGTCCTCCGAAGAACTGCCAACCAAGTGTTCGACAGGACGCGGAATACCGCGCCTGTCAACTCAATCGTTGCCAATCCAGCAGTCCCAACAAATATCAACCCCACAGACGACGCACGCTCCATCGACACCGATCTTTACGGCCCCGCCGCATTGTACGCATTGCCCTTTCTTCGCGTTCATGTCTCGCCCCCTTTCCCCTATATGCTGATTGACGTTCCCGCGCATTCGGATGGACGACGGCGGGCGGCCCCGAAACAAGGCCCCTCGTCCGGGTGCAAGAGCCGGAGGCCCCGCCGCCGCCGCGCCGCGTCCAAAGTTGTCCCGCTCCCAGCAAACGGATCTAACACGGTCCCGCCTTCATCCACCAGTTTCAAGATCGGTGTGTATGCAACCGGCTGGCCCCACTTGTGCAAGCATTGGCTTTTGGCCCACGCCTTCGGGCTGCGCTTCAAATCGTCATCGACAATCCCGCGTTTCTGCCACCTCCCTTTCCGAAACCACAGCACGGGCTTGAAATTCACCTTTACGCCAAATCCGTGCATGATCGGATTGATGCCGCCCGCGTTCGGTTGGATGCAAAGCCAATGGTACGTCAAATGCCGCCGCAGTGCGTCTATCACTCGCGGCACTTGGTAGTGGCCGCAATACGTAAACAGGCTTGCACCGTCTTTCATCGCTGGCGGGGCAAAATCGGCCAGCAGATCCCACACGTGATCGAACTCCTTTGGATATGGCGGATCGGTCAACACAAGATCGACGGGTTCCAACAGAGGCAAGATGTCGCGACAGTCGCCGTGGTACAACGTCACATCATCATCTGCGAAATACGGATCAGGCAGATAACAATGCGATGAACACCGAGCCACTACCGTCTCGGCGGTTCCGGCGTCTTTCGCGTTGTCGGCGTCAATCGTCATTCAACGTCTTTCCTGTTGGCCCGTGGCCGGGTTATCCTGGGCGTTAGGCGGAATCACGCGAGAACCTATTGCCGCGCTCAGGGTCTTCAAAATCGCCACCATCCCGCCAATTGTCATAGGCTCTATCGCCGGAATCGCGGTCATCGTCGTATCGCCTGCATCCATCATAATCACCGTTTCGCCACGCCTCACTCCTGTCTTCTGGCGACCATTCTCGGTAAGGATCTCTGCTTAGCAGTTTGGCTTTGTCGCTCATTTCTGGCTCCTGCGTTACCCTTGTCGTTATCCCGGCCCCGCGCCACACAGGGCCGGGTGTGCTATGGGTCTCTCATGGACGCTGTGTTAATCCGGCATTCGGCTCTCCTTTCGTGTCAGGTTTTTAGCGACAGTCATGATTGCTCCGTTATATGCCGATCGATGTTCCTGCATTTGATGTAAAATCAGAGTAATGGTCCCCTTCTGGGCATAGATGTCTTATCCATACCATTGACCAGCCCGACTCCTTTCGAAAGGCACAAGCGAGACGCTTCGCTGTTTGTTTCTCAGGAGTTTGTAATACTCGCCGTGGCGGTCCCCATAGCGACCGTCTTCCCCATACGACCCACATTTTGTATCACTCCTTTTGCGGCCCGCCGGTGCTGCCTGCGCTCAGCGATCCGGCGCGGGTTTCAACTGCGGGCCATTCGAGCGCATCGACCTCGTCTACAACTGCCTGCGCCCACTCCGCGAGCCTTGCTGCGTCATGCTGAAACTCAACATCAGCCGACGTGTGTGCTCGCACCATCGCCTCCACCCGCTCACGGCGGATTCGGGAGTTGACTCCGTTCCAAAAATGGGCTGCCATTTCATTCATACATTGCGGACAACGTAATCGCGGTTCGTGTACACCATCGAGTAAAACTTTTTCGGGCGTACCCCCGCACTTCCCGCACTTGACGCACTTCATGATTCAGCCTCTATGCCATCTTGGGATGTTTGTTCTGGTGACCCAAGTCGCCTCGGTGGGGTTGCCCCGAAATGTGCGATCTTCGTTCCCTGCGGATCGGTAATGATTACGCCCCAGATATGCTGCGGGAAGTAGTCGCGCACGAACTGGTACATGGCGTACGCGGCCTCCTCGTATGATTTGCATTGTGCCTGATACTTTTCTGCACAACCTTTTCGTGGGGCGATGACCAAGTAGTTCCTCTGTTCCTCCCTGCTGCCGTGTGTACCGTACCAGCCGAGGCCAAACCAATTCCAGAGGCAACCACCGATATTCATAGTTTCAGCTTCAGATTTGTCGGCGGCTTACCCGCCCGCCGGTACTCCCTGACATCCAGGTCCATGCGCAGCTCGGCCAGCACGCTATTCTCGTTTCCTCTGTACATGGGCTCCGGCATGGCTTCCAGTTCTTGCCACAGCCGGATTTTTCAGCTCCGCCAGATAGGACGTGTGGCGTTCGAGGCGCTTCACACCCTCAGCCGGAGTTCCGGCGGTTCTATCGTTTCCGTTACCTTTGCTTGTCGGCATGAAAGTTCCTGTAGTTCGTACACGTCGTTGAGTGTCATCGGTCCGGACCAGGGGGGCACCTCAAGAGGCATGGCCTGTGGTCCGACTTTCACATCATGCGGATCGCCGGGCCACGCTTCGGCGTACTGTAGGAGGATCCACAATCGGTCGGCTGTCAGCCAGCCTTCGAGTGTCTGCTCCTCTTCGCGACGCTCCAGATAATGCTGTATCCACCAGGGATCGAAGTCTCCGCCTTGGCATGAGCATTCGACGGCCAGCAGGGTGATCAGCGCCAGATGGCCCTCGATGTCCTTTTTCCGGCCTTCGGGGAGGACCATCATCGGCAGGTGGAACGCCCCGTGTCCTTCGCAGAAGTCACAAGCGGGCAGCGGCTGCCGTCCCTGCTTGGTCTTGGCTAGGGCGTGTGCGCGTGCTTTCTCCAGGCTGCTCAGGAAGTCGCTGCGCTTGAAGTGGCGGGCCAGCCATTCTAGGGCGGCTGTCGTTACCTCGTCCTCCACGTCGCGGGCCAGCAGTCCCACGCCTTATCCCTGAACTGCTCGGGCAGGCTATCCAGTTCGACATTCCTCCAGCGGAGGGCCTCTGCGAGGCGGCGGATGAACTCAGGTTCGATCATTGCGCACCGTCAGGTCTATTCCCGGTTCCTTCTTCCCCACGGTCTTGATATGGCGTGGTGGCGGGCTCGTGTACCCGCTGCGCTGGTTCTGTGCCTCGTGAATGCCCAGCAGGCACTGTTCGTCATCCGACTTGTAGCCATCGCGGGCGAGTTGCTGGTATGTCTGGCGAAACCGCTTTTCCAGGGCGATCAGTGCGGCATTCGGTGTCTGGCAGAACTGCGGCCAGCTTCCGATGGACTTGATGGTTGCGGCAATCAGCGGATCGTCGAATTGTACCGACTGGTAGAGTCCGACTTGCCGAACCGCCAGTTGTGCGGTGTTCCAGGCCATGAGCGAACGGTCCTCGACCGGCCCTTCGATCAGTCGAATCAGGTCGATGGGTTTAGGCATGAACTGCCCGCCCTCGCTTTTCGGCCAGCACCTGATCGCCTGGAGCACATCCGGGGTCTTACGGTCACACAGGCAATCCCAATAGACTTCGAGCAGCGGCTTGTTGATCTCTTTCCCATAAACCAAGCCCAGGGTTTCTATTGCGTTGCCAAATGCTTGTTTATCCGTCGGCTGCATCTTGCACCTCAATATCGCTGGACCATTCGTTGACTGCTTTTCGGTTGCGGATAATTTGCTGTTCTGCCTTGGTTGGCGGGCGTCCGCCGCTTTCTTCGTGGGTCCAATAGTTCTTGCTGATGAAGTTGCAGAGTTCGGGGGCCGAGCCGTCCAGATATTTCTGTGTTCGTGCGAAATTCTTGATTCGGTCTTTCATTATTGATAATTGTGTATCAAGACCGCGTTTTTTCCAGTGCGCGTACGCTCGGGCCTTTTCCCCCATTCTGTACCAGCCGCCATCTTTGCAGTATTCCCACCACTCCGCGAATTCCGCGCTATAGCTCATAACTTTTTGCTTTGCGCGTATCTTCTTTTTTTTCATGCCTTTAGGTAAACCGTTACTCTTCTCTGTATCTCCGGAGAGTGTTAAAGAA